TTTGTCCACAGGCACGTCTACTGCCACCAAAGCTCTTTTAAATGCTAGTCTTGTTGCTAGGCCATACGGAGAAGTCTTCCAGATAAAAGAAAGATTTACCCTGACAGATGGCGCACACGAACAATTTTATACCTACCCGTTAAAGTTCACAGAAAAAACAGACTTAGAGATGAGAGCATTTTCTTCTTCAGGGTCGGTTGACTTTAATGTCTCCGCGTCAATGGAGTTTATCTACATTAAAAATGGGGATACCCTTTAATGGCTGCCAAAAAGGAGAAACCCATACGTCGTACCACCTCTGGCAAGGGTGCTAATTATCGCAAGACGAAGTCTGGCGCGGGTATGACGAAAAAGGGTGTAAAGGAGTATCGCAAGAAAAACCCGGGTTCAAAATTACAGACGGCTGTTACGGGTAAGGTTAAAAAAGGTAGCAAGGACGCGAAGCGTCGTAAGTCTTACTGCGCACGTTCTGCGGGTCAGATGAAAAAGTTTCCCAAGGCCGCAAAAAATCCTAATTCACGCCTAAGACAAGCAAGGAAAAGATGGAAGTGCTGATGGCTGATAAAAGTGTTCACGATTTGGAGTTGGAATTAGTAAAGTTTCAAACTCAACAGGATCATCTTGTGAAAAGCGTCGATACGCTTCAAAGAGACATGAAAGAAGTAAAAGTTACTTTGTTTCAGGCAAAGTGGATGATTGTGGGTGCTTTGGTCGTAGCTGGTTTGATGAATAGTGAAACTTTGATGCAATCAATTATAGGGTTGGCAAAGTAATGGCTTATTCACGCAAAGGTAAAGGCGCGTCTAAAAAAAGTAAGGGCAGCAAAATTTGTCCTGCCGGAAAAGCTTGGGCGGAGCGTACTTTTGACACGTATCCTTCTGCGTATGCCAATATGGCGGCTTCTAAATACTGTAAAGACCCAAACTATGCGAAGAGTGCAAAGGGGAAGAAAAGTGGGCGGCGAACTAGCTAAATGGCGAAAACAGAAATGGGTTCGTATTGACAGCAATGGCAACATTGCGGGTGAATGCGGTACGTCAAAGGACAAAAAGAACCCAGATCGTTGTTTGCCGATAGCTAAAGCGCGTGCTTTGTCCAAGTCTCAACGCAAGTCTACCGCTGCAAAAAAGAAGCGCGAAGGCAAAAAGGGCAAAACTGTTGTAAAGAATACCAAGGCAGCGGAAGTGACTTATGCGGCTGCGGGCGGCCCAATCTACGCAACAAAAGCCAAACGGCCTTATACTGGTAGAAAACAACCGGGCGCCGTTGTAGCGCGCGGCTGCGGCAAGGTTTTAGCAAACCGGCGCAAGCATACAAAAGGATCAGTCAGCTAATGGACAATGTGACGAACTTTTACATTGGTGACGAAAAGTCCATTTGCGAAGAAATTCGCGCTTGGTCTGCATATGCTCTGGAAAAGCCTAACGCGTATTTCAATAACATGCCGCCTTGTCCCTTTGCAAAGCGCGCTTGGTTAGATGAAAGCGTAGCGATTATCTTTAGATACGGCGGTAGCCAAGCGGTGCTGTCTTGTTTTGCGCAATTCCCTGACGCGCTAGATTTGATTATTGTTGTAGATCAGTTTTACAAGCGCGACGCCGACAGCTTTCATTCGGAGCTTGAAGACTACAACGAAGCAATTTCACAGGGTCTTTTTGGGGATCGCGACCTTTGGGTAATGGGTTTTCACCCTGACGATGACAGCAATGACTTTGTAGATGACGGCGAGTTTGAGCCGCATATAAATACGCCTTACGCAATGATTTTCATACAGCGTTTGTCAAAAGTTCAAGAAGCTGCATACACGCTGCAAGATTTAGGGTATTATGACACATATCGTGAAGAATACGACGTAGAAGCGATATTTGAGCAACGTGAACGGCTATATAGGAGACTGAAAGATGGCAATGAGTCCACGCAAAAAGATGGCCATGGGCGGCGTTAAGAAGATGCGCGGTGGTGGCATGGTGAAAAAGATGCGTGCGGGCGGCGGCGTTAAGAAGATGCGCGGCGGCGGCATGGTGAAAAAAATGCGTTCTGGTGGCGCAGTTAGAAAGAAGAAGTAAGCAATGACAACCTCTGGCACAAAGACGTTTGAATTAGACGTCACCGATTACATCGAAGAAGCGTTTGAACGGTGTGGGCTAGAGGTTCGCACTGGTTACGACATAAAAACCGCGAAACGTTCGCTTAATCTGATGCTGTCTGATTGGGCTAACCGCGGTTTAAATCAATGGACGATAGCGCAGACAACGGTGACCGTTGTTCAAGGGCAGCGTGATTACTCGCTGGGCGCGGATACTATTGATATTTTGTCGGCGGTTGTACGCCGCGACAACGTCGATTATGGCATCGAACGCGTGAGCCGTGACGATTACTTAAACATTCCTACAAAGTCTACGGCGTCGCGGGTGTCGCAGTTTTTTGTAGATCGTCAGATAAACCCCACTTTGAAGGTTTGGCCTGCGCCGGACAATAGCACGGACGAAATCATTTTTGATCGTTTGGTGCGCATTGACGATGCGGGATTGCCTACAAATACGCTTGAATTACCGTTTCGGTTTTATCCCTGCTTGGCGGCGGGTTTGGCGTATTATATTTCAATGAAGCGGGCGCCCGAGCGTGTGCAGCTGTTGAAAGCGGTTTATGAAGAAGAGTTTGATCGTGCGATGACCGAAGACCGTGATCGTGCGTCATTTAATGTGCAGCCTAGTCTGGATTATTACAGGATTTCGTAATGTCAAAGTATGCGGTTGGCAAAAAAGCGTATGGAATATCGGATCGATCCGGCTTTCGGTATCGCTTAGATCGCATGCGCAAAGAGTGGACGGGCATGCTTGTTGGTTACGACGAGTGGGAAGCAAAGCAGCCGCAGTTGGAGCCGCGTCGCAAAGTTATTGATGCGCAGGCTTTAAAGGACCCGCGTCCAGATCGAATAGAGCCATTGGATGTGTATGTTGGCGTGCCTCTGGTGGAAGCCCCTAATTTACGGCCGCCGAATGCGTTTGGTAAGGTCGGACAGGTAACGGTGACGACATGAGTTTTACATACGATCAGTTAAAACAAGCGATACAGGATTATACGGAAAACGACGAAACGACGTTTGTGAATAATCTGGATGTGTTTATACGCAACACTGAAGAGCGCATGTTGAAAACGACGCAATTAGAGGTGTTTCGTAAGAATACCACGGGTAACATGACGTCGGGAAATCAATATCTTGCAGTTCCTAGCGATTATTTGGCGCCCTTTAGCTTGTCGATTACGACGGGTGGCAACAAAGAGTTTTTGTTGTTTAAGGACGTTAACTTTGTGCAATCGTTTAATCCTGACGCCACCACCACCGGAACGCCACGGTTTTATTCGTATTTTGACGTCAGCAACTTTTTGATCGGCCCTACTCCTGATGCGTCGTATGATGTTGAGTTGCATTACTTTTATCGGCCGACGTCCCTCACTGTGGGCGCGGGAAGTGGCACCACGTGGTTAAGTGAAAACGCGTCAGTTGCTATGTTGTATGGGTGTTTGATTGAAGCATACACCTTTATGAAGGGTGAGCCAGATTTGGTTCAAAACTACACGCAACGCTTTATGGAAGCGCTGTCCCGTGTTAAAAACTTTGGTGAAGCACAAGAGGTTTCGGATGCCTACCGTACCGGATTGATTGTGCGTGACAAAACATAAGGAGACTTAGATGGCTTTCACAGGAAACTATATGTGTACCTCTTTTAAGCAGGAGCTTATGGAAGGTTTGCATGATTTTAACGTTGGTGCGAATGCATATAAAATTGCTTTGTACGACAATACCGCAACGCTTGATGCATCCACGACTGTTTACACCACAAGTGGGGAAATCAGTGGCACGGGATACTCTGCGGGTGGCGGAACGCTAACAAACATTGATCCAACAACTTCTGGAACAACTGCGTTTTGTGACTTTGCTGATTTTACGTTCAGCACCGCTACGATTACAGCGCGTGGGGCACTGATTTATAATTCCACAAACGGCAACCGTGCAGTTGTCGTGTTGGATTTTGGCGCGGACAAGACGTCAACAGCGGGTGACTTTACAATCGTATTCCCAACAGCGGACGCATCTAACGCAATTATTCGTATCGCGTAGGAACTAGCCCGTGGCTTCTTCCACTTCATACGAAGGGTGGGGTAGAGCCACTTGGAGCGAGGGTTCTTGGGGAACCCCGCTAATCTACGTTTATGTAGACGGGGTCGAGGCCACAGGAGCTGTCGGCTCTGTTTCTGTTATTGCGGAAGCTAATGTTACGCCTACCGGCTTAGAGGCCACAGGGGCTGTCGGTACGGTTAGCATTAATGCAGAGGCCAATGTTCCAGTTACCGGTCTTGAAGCAACCGGCTCCGTTGGTTCTGTCACGATTACAGCAGATGCAAATGTCTCACCTACCGGTTTAGAGGCCACAGGGGGAGTTGGCGATGTCACCGTCACAGGTGTTGGTAACGTTTATCCTACAGGTGTTTCTGCGGAGGCCCTAACGCCAACTGGTGGTTCTGCATTTACGGCGGATGGCACTGCGCAGCTTTCAACCGCCCAAGCTAAGTTTGGTTCGGCTTCACTACTGCTTGATGGCACAGATGATTTTGTAACCTCTGACGATAATATCGACCTAAGTTCTGGTGATTTCACAGTAGATATGTGGATTCGTCCGACAAGTGTGACAGGTTACAAAGGCTTGTGGCAGTCCGGTACAAGCTCGCTGCTGAATGTGTATTTGATCGGTAATCAGGTTCAAGGCGTTGTCGGCGGATCAACGACACTCTTCTTATCTAGTACCAGAATTTCTGCAAATGTCTGGACTATGATCTCTGTTGAAAGAGAAGGGAATGTTCACAGGCTTTACAT